TTGTTCCCGAAGGAACCCCCAGAGGCACGGGTGACTAGTCCGCTTCTCTAAACTCGCACGTTTCTCAGGCGTGCGACCCGCCGATAAGGCGGGACCCTTGCACTAGAGCCTGGACCCGATCTTCCAAGGTAGCCCACCACTCACGAGTACTGTCAGAAAAGACTTCGACCACCTTACGGTGACCGAAACTGTCCCACTGAACGGTCTCGGGAGTGTAAGCATCCCAAGGATACGGTATCCAGGTCTCCACGTAGCCTGCGACGTCACCTCGGGGTTGTACCCCGAGTTCACCGTCGCCGACTCCGTATAGTGCGCTAGCGTGTTGCGCATAAGGAGTGAAATGCTTCCAGCTAACCCACCTTTCGATGGGGGCATAGCATCTTATGCGTCTGACACCGTCGTCCCTGTGACCGGCATGACGAGCGTGGGGATCCCCATACTCGAACTTCCAGTTTGCAGGGTTATCGTCGTGGATCACGAGATCGCCGAGACCTTCTGGGCCTCGGAGTGACCTGATGTGAACTGGTAAGTGCTCGAGAGCACGGAACCAGGCTCCACGGACGACGCGCCAACGAGAGTCAAGCCCATTACAGGCTCGACGGAGACCGTTGGCGAAAGCGATATAATGCTGCGGTTCACTGAGTTCTCCCTTCTGCTGAAACGGCCTGACGGCCATTCCAGAGAAGAAATCACCACCGCAACTTTCACGGAAAGGACCTTCTACAAACGTTTTCTGCTTGTTTGGGTCAAACCCGAAATATCGCAATACGGCGATTACCTCTGAAGAGCTCTCGGTGGGCACGATAATGTCGTCTCCGAAGACGTACACATCGCACCCAGGAACGGCAGGCCGGGAAGGCCCCTTTTCCGAGTTACACTCATCGACCGCGGCGCAGCTAAGCGCCAGGAAGATGAGAGTTTCTAGCTCAAAGGTAAAACCATTACCCATGCTGCTGAATTTCTCCAACAGGATCCATTGGTCGTTCACCAACGTCCGAGGCGATCTGAGAGCGGTCAGTATCTCAAACCACGCATGGGGTAGCAACAATTTGACAAGGTTGTACGCTACGGTATCGCTAGCATTGGACAGGTCTATAGTAGCCTTGCCTCCTGTCACAGAGGCTTCACGAGCGACTTGCTGGTGAATTGGCTGGGAGACCTGCAGGTTTACACCTGCCCGCTTCAAACGTCTCTTCATCACCCGCCCGAGGGCGAGCTGGTAGAAGACGTTAAGTGAAGGCTCGATGGCAATGCCACGGTCCTTCACACAGTCTTTTGGGACTGTTGTGAACCTGTTTCCAGGCACAAATTGCGGTTTCCGACCGGCAGACGTGCAGGCTCGCGCCCACGCCGTCTCAGACCATTCAAAGAGTATCTGAATGGCGCCGGCTGTCAAAGTCGGGTGACTCATCATTTTATCGGGGACGGTGACTAACTTCCCCTTGTCTCCGTAAGTCGCGCCGGGGCCAAAGGACCCCTGGTACCCCTCAAAAGACGCGCTTTGATGCGGCGCCTTCCCTAGGATACGACTGACAATTTTCCGAGCCCGGCTGAGAATTCGCCGGATCACGTCCTCCCCATAACTGTCGACTGGGTAGTCGACAGGATTTAAGAAAGGAATCAGTCTGAGATTGGTGCGACAGCACTTCTTCTCGGAAGCCCAAAAGTTATCCAACGCCTTGGCCTTGCGGTCGAAGGTGGTGGGAAGGTCTTCGAACTTCCGGAACAGGTCAACCAGCTGAGCGTCAGCCCAGTAGGTCTCACTGTCGTGGTAGTGCCCCGGATCAACCCGCATGCTTGCGAGCTCATCCCATTCCTGCTTCCCCACATGACGCTTCACAGCGTCGGAAACAGGCGAGGAGACCTGCTGACAGATGTCTAGCAGGAAAGCACCGACAGTCGTCGAACGCTTCATCGTACAACTCCTAGAGTTAGAGTCACTTCACGCCGGGAGGCGGAGAGGAAACTCCGAGCTACAGTCGGTCAGGTCGGTGCGAACCGAGACTGGAAAGACTGCTTAACGTTGGCGTGGACGAGGCAGTTGAAGAACTGCGCCACGGCTTCGTTAACATCCGCGTCGCTCATGTCATTCGGGATCGAACCCGACAACGTGAAATTCGCGCGGTTAGCTACGTACGTTTTGCCATCAGACCCGACCGCCGTCACCGGATAGGTGTAGGAGGCCTCGGGTCGACGCTTCAGACCGTCACCAGCGGCGCTGGCCTTCATCCGGAGTTCCGGGCGAAAAGCCATGTAGCCACTTGCGGCGGTTAGTTGCCAGATGGCGGGGGCAGAGTCGCCCCCTGAAGCTTGCGTGTTCGTATAGATCACGTCGGTTACACCGTCATTCTTCTTCACTGTCATTGCGACTTGCGTCACCATGGTTTTCTACTTTCGTGTGTGCGTTAGGCCGATCAAGGCTTAGTGCGTGCTCGAAGGACCCACTATTACTAATGTGGGATAGACTTCATGCGTTGAACAAGGAGAGAGGCGGCTGCCGCTCCCCGACGGGGTGAAAGCTGCCAAGGCTTTCGCAGACTGAGTATTGGCCCTGTGAGGGGCCCCACTACTCGATCGAAGTAACGAATCTCGCCCGCGAAGGCGTGACCATCGTACTCGAGTCGTCTGTTGGTGCATCTGACTCTACGAGAGAATTGGGGATTCTTGACGGTTAGACCCCAAAAGTCAGTGAAACCTCCGAGGAAGTCACTGACGTTCACGAACCAGTCCAGCACGAAGCTGTAAGGAACGAGCTCAAATAGAACCTTCGCAGGGTTAACTATGCCCATGCGATTTGCAAGCCAGAGGTTGGGATTTGTGACCCCAATCTCCACCTGAAGCCTATAAGAGACCGAGCCTGGGCCCAGCCAATCATAGGTCCAGAACGCCCCGGGGTTTTTGACCACGGTTTGTTTGACGACATAGCGCCCTTTGCCAAGGACGCGTATATCCGGCACAGGCTTTTGGAGGACCTGTGTCGCTGCGTAGATGTCTTGTACCAGCGGTGACCACCCGAAATGGAACTCCAGGTAGTTGTTGGCCGTATCCTTCGCACCTCTGCGAAGGTTCATGCCACGCAATTGCGCGCGGGTGAGCCCGAGGGCGTCCGCGGCATTGTACCACTGTCTCTTTGCCAGATACCCAGTGAACCGGGCCATCTGACTGAGGCGACGGGACATCATATCCATCGCCTGGCGCCTTTCGGCAAGAGAAACCGCTAGTTCGGCGGCCGGACCTAAGGATTCCTGCAACTCTGCGTAAGCCCTGTTGTAGGCCCACGTATAAGCTTGAGCAGTAACAACATCAAGCGCGTCAGTGTACTGCACATACCGGTTAAGGTTAGCAGTACCGCACGTGAAGCTGAGAATCCGCCTATCGTTAGATTGGTACGTCAACGGGAGTGTAAACGGGCGTGCCTGTTTATACTTGGTCCGTGCTTGACGACCCCAATCAGGCCTAAACCCCAGGGGGGTAGTTGGCCCTTTATGATAGGTTATCGTGGTGGTCGGTCCAACGACGGGAGAAACCAAAGCACACCTCGCCTGTTAAGGCGCAAACAAAAGTGCACCATGGGGTTGGCACCCTCAATGTGGAAATGAGAGTCCGCACCAAGAGAGGTCCCATCTGGCAGGTCGCCAGGTGGCTCTTGATGTCGCGGTAGTCTGTCCGCCTCACGGCCTTCAGACGTATAGAGGTCAAGCTTTTCGGTGTCAGGAAGACACACTACAGAGCATGAGCCTCGATCCCACTTGCTATGCTTACATGACTTACTAAAGGTCATGCACGTTGGGCTAAAGTAGCCATAAGCAGGGAACAAGTGAGAAGAACGGGACCCCCGAGGG